TTCAAGAATTAAATTTAATATTTTCTCATCCAATCCGCTCAACCCCTTTTTATTTTTCACAAAAAACTTCTGTAATAAGTACATAACTGGTATCATCAACAATAGTCTCATTTCCACCGCCACCAGTAGTATTATACTGCGCAGCTCTCATTTGTATATATCCCCCTGCTTGTGTTGTTTTAACTATAAAATCTTCCTTTACTGCAACATATGTTCCAGATGCTGATAAGGCATAATATACAGCAGCTGTAATGCCATGTGACGAACATCTATGCGTTGTATTATTTGGCTGAGCGTTGTAGCTTGTAGATTCAGAACCTACGCAGTTTCTAAGTCCTAATAATGATACGCCACTTGAAGCCCAGTCAATCTTTAGATCAGCAGCAGCAGAACCAGCATTATGAGCGTTTATAAATGCTTCGACTTTATATACCCTATTTGGTTTTAGTCTTATTAAAAAGTCTGTAATTGCTGTTATTGTATCATTTGCATAAGTTTGATCTGCCGATAATCTTACTAATCGTGGACCATTTGCTTCTTCATTTTCAAGCATTACACAATTTTTATTTGATGAGATTGCAAAATCAGTAACTAATGAATAATAATTTGTTCCTTCATCTGCCAAGTATACCTCACCAGAATCAACAGCAAGTCCAATCGCTTCATATTCTAAAGTCTTTACTACTTCTCCATTTTTGCTCAAGATAGCTCTGAAAGTATCACTGTCTTTTTCAAATTCGATAATAACTCTTTCATTTAAAAGTAAACTGTTAGTCAAGGCAATAGATGTCGATGTTTCAACGCCAGCCTCAGCCACAATAAGATAAAAAACATTTGCACCAATATATGTCTTTGCATAGTTATCAACATTTCCCGCCCAAATAATTTCACTTGAATTTCCAGCATATTTGCAATACATTTCAAATTTACTCGAAAAGGCTTCTACATCACTATATAATAATAAGTTTACAATCCATGATCTAGGATCAAACATTACTATTCCAAGTCTATTTATTTTCTCATCGTAAATAACAGAATTAAAATAATCATATATGTCAAACTTTAAACTCCATCCTGTTGTAGCTCCCATATATTGTTGATAAGGAGCTGGAACTCCACCGTAGTCTCTTACCATCATTAAATATTGGAACGTAAAATAATGGGTACTTGCCCCTGCTGCTGTGTATAAATCCATATGTATATATGTTATATTATTCCAATTGGGACCAACAGGATCTTCAGTAAATCCTGATTTTTGTGCCATGATTACATTCCAGCCGTTAGAAAACCCTGCTGGATTATAAAATTTGTACCAGTTGTTAGCATTATCTGTTCCTAATTTTAATTGAAACAAAGTGAATTTAGTGATATCGGATATATAAAACAAACAAACTATCCAATCACTTGTTGAACTCGCACTTCCATCATGAAATTGCGACAAATCAAGTGTTGCAGCTCTATACATCGACACCCATGATGCCAAATCATTAGAATCGGAAAGTTTTACTGCATTATATCCAATCACATTATTTGTTGTATCATTTGCTACAACACTTCCAGCAGCAGCAGTCCATTCAGACGAAGCAGTAAAATCATCAATTACTTGATATTTCTTTGCCAGAAATAAGTTAAAAAATCTTTGAGCTTTATACTTTGTGATTTTCTTAATTCTTCATCAGCAATATCAATCCAATCTTCGTAACTGTTCATTACATCTTCATCAATTGCTGGTGCTGCTCCATTGTTAAATGTAGCTGGAACCCATGCTCCAAAATCAGACATATTATTCCACCTTCTCTCTAGATGGTATTTTAACAGCATATTCGTTCGCATTAAGAGGTTCTTTATTTTTCAATGCGAATCTTTCTTCAATTTTTCTCCTTGCAGTTTTTCCCATATCAAGTGAAAACTGAATATATCGCTTATTTCCCTTATTAATTTCTGTTTGCTTAAAGTTAAGCGTTTCTTTTAATTGATTAACATAACTTACACAAAAACTATAATAAGCATTGTCAATCGTTGTTGCCTTTTTATCATTCTCAATAGGAAATATCATTTTATATGTTTTCATTTCTATCACCTTTCCAAAGATATTGTCCAAGTAACTTGAACCTGTTCACCTATATTTTTTGTTTCATTTACTACTATTCTGCTTATTAATAATCCAGTTCCTAAATTATGTCCTATTGCTAGATCACTCCAACTATAAGAATAAGAGCTTCCAAACAAGCCAATTTCTTTTATTTCACACTCTCCTCCTGTAGCTGGTGGCTGTGTGTCTAACATTACCGCCCTTACTTGACAGACACCTATATTCGTTCTTCTCTTTGACAGAATATCTATTCTATAAAAAGGACTAATTAAATTTTCCATACCATTAGTATTTGCTGTATTATCATCACCAAACTCAATATTTTTAAATAGCATATCTGTGTGATCACCTACATTATAAAAACTTTTTAGAAGTTCATCAAGGGCATTATCCATAATAGTATTATGATATATTTTTATTCTATTTCCAATTTTTAGCTCTACTATTCCCTTAACTTTAAGCTTAACATATTCATCCATACTTATCTCCTTTCTATGAATAATCATGATCTGATACAAGAGTTCCCGGAAAAACGTCTACATCTGGCCACAAATCTATATCAGGATATAAGGCAATTAATATAGTCACATTTAATAATTCATCATAAACAATATCTTCATTGAAAGTAAATGATATCGAGATAATTGAATCAGATCTTATTTCAAAGAATGATTCTTTTAAAAGTGATTTCTTAAAGAATGCTATCCAGCCCCCGATTAATTCACCGTCAGTCAGTTCTGTTGATCTCAATAGTTTATTTCCTATATCACTTATTCTTACTGTACCTACCATATATCCTGCACCGTTAGAAGTTAAACTATTAATATTAAATCCTGGAATTATAGTATCACAAATTTGACCTGGTTCGAATCTATGATGATAAGACTGAATTTTAATTTTCTTCATTATTTTTGAGTATCTTTCTAGGAGGGCATCGCCCTCTTCTTCTGCTATATCTTCACCATAGATACCGCTTCCATCAGCTACATTGACATATAAGCCTGTATTATTTTCAATCAATGATCTTTCATCAATCATATCCTCATTGTCTCTTATGATATCAATTTGAAACTGTCCAACATATAATGCGACTACATATAAATTAATAGCGATAGCAGCTTCATTTTCATCTTGTGTTATGATATTTGAATTTTTGTTCCAGTACCATTTATACGAACCCGGAGTATACAATCCTCCTATTCCAATATCAGCAGGGTCTACTTCTTCAACTGCTTGTGGATGGGCTTGATCTCCCCATGTAGTAACAAATAAACGAGGTTTACTCTCTATAGTGTATATAGTTTTAAATTCTCTGATTACTCCATCTGGATATGGACTTAGCGTTTCTGTTAATTCATCAGTTAAACAATGAACATTCTTCAATACTTGTCGAGTTCTAAATTCACTTCTGTCATTCATTAAAGCAAGCGAAGCGAATAAATGCTTATCATATTCATACACAGTGGGCCCTATATTATTATTAGCTCTATCATTTAAATGCAATTTCTTATCTGCCCCTATTTTCCATTGCCAGTTTAGCAATTTAACAAGCTCATCAAAGATATCAGAAATAAAGATATAAGGACATACAATACTAACCTCAATATCTGTTTCTTGAATTGAGTGAGAGTCGTACCAAATACCTTCGTCAACAAGATAATTATCAACTATTAACATAAACAATTCATGTATTTTTATTTTTGGATAACTTTGATTGACTGGAATTCTATCACAAATAAAATGATGGTCAACACAAATTATTTTAGTCTCAAATGTTAGAAAATTATTGATCTTTCTTGTTTCTGGTTCATCAATAGAACCTCCAAAAATTAAAACCCATGTATTATTTACATTCTCATATACTTCAACAAGAGAGCCACAAAGGTCATTGAAATGAAAAGGCATCGACTGGTTTTTATCAATTAAAGTAAAATTGCAAACTGATCTTTGTCCGGGCTCAGTTAAATCAATTGTTAATGATCTTGCTTTCACATATAAATCATTTGAGAAATCATTCCCATTAAATAAAACTTTAAATGCCAGCATTGTTATTCACCGTCCCACCATATCGACGTATTGTGCTTCTCATTTCTTTCATGAATGTAAATGTATCTTGTACACCATAGAAATTAAAGTTACCGTTTATATTGGTTCCTGCGTTATCTCTCCATGATTCATTGCCTACTGCTTTACTTGAATCGTTTAGAAGAATATCTCCAAGCCAATCTTTCTGAATTTCATCTTTTGCTTTTTTCAAACTTGTCATAATGGGACCAGAAAAATTCAATTTATCTAAGTCCATCAAAGGCCCTACTTTAGCAGGAGAAAAAGGAAGGTAATCTCTAATTTTTTGAACAGCAGATGCCATTGTCTCTTTCAAACTTCCAAACATACTTTTTATTCCCTTAATTACACTTGAAATAATATTTGAACCAGCCTTTACAAAGTTAATGCTTTTAATTCCATTCAATAAGTTATTTGCTGCATTCTTACCAATCTGTAACAATCCCTTTGCTGCACTTACTATCTTTGTTAACAATCCCCTAAACTTACTTACTGCACTATCTACAGCATTCGCAATATTTGAAACAAGAGAGTTTTTAAATCCAATTATTTTACTGATAACATTAGTAACCATAGAAGAAATAAAAGAAAGTACTCTTCCAGGTAATTTTCTAAACCAATCAACAATACTATTTATCATATCTGGAATGATTGAATGGCCTACTAATACATCATATAAATTTGTAAAGAACTTAATTATTGAGTTTATAAATGTTTTTACTCCATTCTTAACCATACTAAATGCATTTTTACATGTAGAAATTATAGACTTTCCTAAATTCAATGTTGATTTTTCAATTAAATCAAAATTAAGTGTAAACATACCTCTAATTATTCCCATTGAGTTTGTTACGATTCCCACTAAACCCATTATTACACCTGCAATATTTGGAATAATTGTAAGAAGTACAGACAATCCAGCATAAACAATTCCAAGACCAACGGCAAGTGAAGTACCGAAAACAATTGCCATCTCTTTCAACATAGGAAGTAAAGGTTCTAATGAATCCCTAAATATTGAAAAACTTTCTGATAGTAACGTAAGATCAATTTGGCTTATAGAATCTTTTAACATTCCAAAAACAGGCGACAAAGTCTCTCCTATTGTCTTTGCTATATCAATAACTCCATCCCTTAATAATATGATCTTATCGTAAAACATTATTGCCTTT